GCGCCGTTGCTACCGACCTTAAACAAAATACTGTCAGTCGTTCCTGTGCCGCTTGTAGATTGAAGCGTTAACGAAGACGATGCCGTTGTGCCGCCAATATGTAAGGGCGTTGTTATAGATGTTGTTATTGTTGGTGAGGCTGACCAAACTGGGGCAGTGCTTACGCCGCCTGACACCAAAATGCTACCCGTGGCAACATCTGCGAGGCGAGACAGTGCAGTCGTAGTGGAAGCATAAAGAAGATCACCCACTGCGTAGGATGATTGACCTGTGCCGCCGTTTGCGGCCACAAGCGTACCCGCGACCGTTACAGCACCTGTAGTGGCTGTGCTTGGCGTTAACCCAGTTGTGCCAAAAGTTATAGAAGTAACTGCTGCCGTTGATGGAACGCTACCCCAAGTTGGTGCGCCGCTTGTTGTGGCTATAAGTACCTGACCTGTAGTACCCGCCGCCGTAATCCCCATAGCGGTTGCAGATGCGCCATAAACTAAGCCATATTGCGTCAACGCAGACGCCTGACCCGTGCCACCATTGGTAATGGGCAGAGTGCCAGTAACGGTTGTTGTAAGAGAGACTTGACCCCACGAAGGGGCTGCGCCCACACCGCCAGACAATAAAGCATTTCCAGTTGCTACATCCGCAAGTCTGGATAATGCTGTTGTTCCAGAGGCATAAAGAAGATCGCCAATTACATAAGACGCCTGACCCGTACCACCATTAGCTGCCACAAGCGTACCAGCAACCGTCACGGCACCTGTCGTGGCAGAAGATGGCGTCAATCCTGTTGTGCCAAATGTGATAGATGTAACGGCAGAAGTAGATGGCACTGCACCCCATGAAGGTGCGCCACTTGTTGTAGCTACAAGAACTTGACCCGTTGTACCTGCCGCCGTAACGCCAACTGCCGACGTACCATTCCCGTACATTAAGCCATTAAGCGTTAACGTAGCTTGGCCCGTGCCACCACCTGTGACAGGCAATGGACTAACACCGCCACCACCAGTGGCAAGGCTTACAATCTGCCCCGTTGTAATTTGCACAGACGCACTATTTTGCACACCAAGAAGTGGCTCAGTGCCAGTTAAAGAGGTTACCGTAGGTAGATTGGTTATTGTGGTATTAGCCATTTCTAAACCCCGGTAAGCGGTATTTGATCGTAATTATACGGCAAGCCAACAAGAGCGGTAACCATTAAAGTTGTCCCTTGGAGCAAACTACCAGCACTTATAGCATTGTTTACTTGATAGGTGAAGGAGGTAGCCGTTTTATATGTAATGCTGTAAGTACCGTTTGCATTACTGTCTGTAAGCCCCTGAACTGCAATTTGATCATTTGTGCTTAGGCCATGAGCCGATGAGAACGTCACCGTAATCGTGCTTGTGCCAGTTTGAGAATTTACAGACAATGGATTTAATGTAACGCGATATGTTACACCATTAACAAGCGGCATTACAGCATTTTGGTCTAATCCGGTTGGTTTTCCCAAAACTTGCTTAGTAACACTTTCCCCACCTTCTGTAACAATTGTAGTTGTGGGTGGGATGGGAATACCCGTCCAAAAATCAGTAACTATTGGCGCATCAATTGTAACATTATCCGTCTCATTACTAGCATACGGTTCCGTGCGCGGATTTACGATTGGCATTGGATCAGCGGGAAGAACAATTGCTCTTAACTGATTTTGCGGAATGTCATTGCAAGGATTGCACACCAAAATTCGTTTATTAATAAGGGAGGCGCCTCCCCAATCAAATTGCCAAGCTAAATTAACATGATTGTATAAAAACCCGCACCTGTCGCATACGGCCAGCGCTTGTGGGTTTTTAGATGATACTCTGGCGCGGCCAACTTTTGAGGCATAACCCATTTACGGCCCCTTAATTTCGCCAGTAACCACTTAATTGGGGGCTGACATACATATTTACAAACTCTGTGTCCTGCTGCGCGGCAATCGCATACGATTCATCCGCTTCAGGCTTAAGCATCTGGACTAACGGCGGGTTCCATATTCTGGCTAACCGATACGCTAAACCATTAGCAAAAGCCTCAAGCCAACGGTAAGGAATATCAACCGTCTGCCCACCCGTGTAGTTGCTGTCTTGCACTTGCGTGACAGCATAATAACTTAATGTTGATGGTCCATTAGTTGTATTAGGAACGGGCCAAATTGTAACAGTTGGGCTAATGAGTCGGTCAAACCAGTAGATTGTGGGGAATCCTTCCTGCGTCTTATTAGGGTAAGAAGCATATTCCGTGCGGCTAACTGGAAGAATGATTCGGTCTACACTCTGCCCGCTATTATTAGTCGTGACATACGCATCCAAGACCATAACGACACTTGGGTCAACGCTATACGTGGAAGTACCCGTAACAAGACTAACCGTTACAAGTTCTACTTTCCAAAGATTAACGCCTTGGTTAGCCCAGCGAGACAACATTAAATTGGTTGCCATACGAGCCGATTCCATATGCTCCTGAGCAATGGCCGTGTTTCTAACCCCAGCCAAGTTAAAGGCGTACAGAGTTATTTCGCCTAAGCTAGGGTTAAAAGCATACGTGCCGCTCGTGGTCATAAAAACCTTACTTTAAATTAAAGGGCAACCATACCAGATTGGTTAAAGTTAGTTTGAACAGCAGCAGAAGTATTTGAACCAGCGTTGCTTATAAGAACACGAATCATAGTTGAAACACCAGATTGATTGGCATTCTGTGAACTTGTGGCACTAACTAATGCTGCGGTTCCGGAATTTATCCAACGAGCGTTAACGTATCCATCCGTTCCAATACCAATTTGAGCATTGTTTGGGTTATCGCCAGAAAGCTGTATGGTATAAGTAATGGCAGAAGATCCACCCGTGTCAGTTTGGATGTATGTGCTGCTGTCGGCGTAAGTGTCCAAAAACACGGGACGGCTTGATGCAACACCATTTGTACCAATGCTGACAGTACCCGCCGAAGCGCCGGATGATACAACAGAAGTGACCGTTTTAAAGTCATACACTGTATATGTGGTAGTGGCATTTGCGCCTGTAACCACTTCACTTACTGGCATATTATTCCAATCCGTCCCCGTAACAGTGAACGTAATTCCGCTATCATTACCCGCTGATGTAAACAATACTCGGCGAGGCTTGTCTAGCGTGGCAATTCCAGTTGTGCTGCTGTAAAGGGAGCCATTTAATGTAACAGTACCCGTTGCAATAGAAGTGGCTGTACGGATGTTTGTTGCACTTGGCGCGGTATAAGGCCCGCAAGTAACGTATACAGAACGCATTTCATTTACCTTTCTTGCGGGACGCCGCTACATTATCTACCAGATTTGGGTACGGTCTGCCAGCGGCTCTTGCTCTTGCCTTGGCACTTTGTACCTGCTTGTGGGACAAATGCGACGTGTGGTGGTCTTTGGGCAATTTAGTTTCCCAAAATGGTTTGTCAGTCATTAGCAGCCCCACTTACGAAGTGACTTATTAATGCGACTATCCGGGTCGGCAGCTTTTGCGGAGCCAGTCATTTTACGCTTAATGCCAGTCATCCGGGAACAGAAGTTATCATGACGGGGATTTTCTTTATCCTTCGTCGGCGCCTTAAGATTATGGCCTTCTGCTCGTGCAGAAGCGCGTCCCTTGGCGTTTAACCCGCCAGACGGCGATTTACCTTCAGAGCGTGTCCATGCTGCGGTCATACTACACCCATGAGAAAAGTGAGGGGGTTTTTACGCCCCCTCGCTCTTATTAATCGTGTTCAGGCTCGTAGGACTTGTGGCCCTTTGGCTCTGCACCAGCGTGTGCCGTAGACAATGGATGCATATTTGCACCTACCTGACCACCAGCTTTACGCGCTTTACGATCTGCACGTTGCTTGGAGTGTTCTCCATGCATTTCATGCTCTGGGTGATTAATATGACCACCGCGCTTACGTTTTGCGCGATGCTCTGCCTTTGGATGCTCATGGTGATGCTCTTTGTTCATCATATTGAGATGAGCAATTTTGCCACCACTCTTGCGCTTCGTGCGGCCACCGTGCTTACGCTCTTGGGCTTCATGCTCCGTGTGGGAACCTTGACCTGCGTAAACTTCAGTCACCGGACTATCGGGGTACTTTTCCCCATATGTGCCGTCCTGTTCAGACTTAGATACTTTCTTCATAACTCGCCTCTTAAGCTTGTGTAACGCCAAACAATCCCGTGATGGAATTCATGTTTGCTGGTAGGATAAACTGACGAATAGCAAGACGCTTGGAAGCATCTGACGCCGACTGTAATGCGTACGTCCCACGAACGTCACCCGTGGTTGTCGTAGCAGGAGATGTAGTAACTGCTGCAACATATCCCGTATTTGCCGTGATCGCAGCAGCGTTGTAGTTAATTGCTACATCACTGAAGAAATCAGAACGAAGTGGGAAGCCATAGATGTCAGTCGTGCCAACGGAGTAATTGTGCGCGTCAGTAAATGCCGGAACTACCGACGATATATACTTAAACGCCTTCTTACCGTTGACGGTTGTTGCACTTGCTGGAGCCGCAATGACTTCACTCATTGGTACGCCATAAATGTCGTAGCCATTGATTGTAATATTGCCGCCTGTAGCAGATGAAGAACCCGTAACGCTAACTGCACGGGCAACAAGTGCCTGTGGGTTCCACAAGTAAACCGACGAAGGCTGTCCAAGTAAGCCGAAAGGCTGCGCTAATGCAGACGTTCCGGTAGCCTGTGCCGTAATTGTGGTGGACGAAGCGGTGTCATCACCTTGAACCGTGTAAGTACCAACGCCGCCCGGTGCGCCCGTCAATTGATTTACAATGGTCGCGCCAGTGTTAACGCCCGTACCAGAAATGGTCATTCCAATGGAAATCGCACCCGTTAAGGACGAAACCGTCAGAATGCTGCTGGCAATTACACCCGTGAAGGATGCAAAACCATCAACCATCAACAAACCCGTAACCGTTGCGCCAGTGTTATAGTTCGTGCAGCTATTGCTGACCGAAACACCAGTGCTGGTGGAGTTTGTTGAAACCAGCGTCATTGCCGTGCCGGATACTACGTTCGCAGCCGCCGCAATTGCGGAAGTGCTAAGTGCATACGGAGCATAGCTAATCGTCTGGGCATCCGACGTACCAAAACCAGCGGTAAACGCGCCAGAGGCTTGGCCGGGGATGTAGTTGAAGTTAGGACGTGGGTCAATGCGCCCGACACCGCCCCAAAAAAGGGACGGGCCGAGATCAGGATTGTAGTCAGTCGTGGATGGGTTAGACCCAATCGTGTTCTGACCGTACGAGATAACTGGACCGGAGAATGCTGTAATAGACATTTTGCTTTCTCCTTACGAGGTTGGGAACGAACCGAAGATTGAACGCCAGTTATAATAGCCAAAAGAGTAACGCTCATAACCCTTAACAAGCAAGTTGTCAGTGACAAAATCTACTTGCATGTCGGTCTCAAACTTGATGCGCTCCATATACGCCAAGCCATCAATGTTAGTGAGCAAGAACCAAGCGTAAGCCGAGGTCAAAAAGTCGTTGACCATGTAGCCTTCACTGAGACCGCCCGCCGTCATCATG